GTGTTCCGTAGCTTGGAACCCATGCGCTGATACGCCATGTGAACTTCAGTCTCAAACTGCTTGATGAAGGCTTGGTCAATTGTATTAGCCATTTTAACAGTCCTAAGTTGAGTTTCGGTTTGCCACGGGTATCCGCGAACTCATGTCAACTCGGGTATCCTGTTAAGGGCCGATCAATGCACTACGGGCCGTAATGTTTTATCCGTAACACTATTTAGATTTGAAATGCAACGCACAAATTCGACATGGCGATTGCCTTCAGTTAACCCGCAAGGCTCAAAGCCAAGCCACAAAGCCCAACTCAGCATATGCTCAAACTCAGATGAAACCGTCATAGTCAGTGTGGGATGCAGGGGCTCGAACATTCCCAGCATTGCTTTAGCCATCTTTGCAGCAAGAAATGTATTCTCTTCTAGGTTCTCAGCAAACATGCAGAACATTTGGGGGGCTTCATCTCCAAACCAAAGACCCCCAATGAATACTATCTCACCATGCTTGTTGCGACAAACATAAGCCTCTGAACTGCTATACATTATTTTTAAGCAGTCTAAGGTGCTGCCGTACCCAGAGTCGCGTATCTCTCGAGCATTAAGCTCATGTATTCGTTTACGAAACTCGTTTATGTGGCTAGTATTCATAGGCGTAAGGTAAGCCCCACGCCTACTAATTATCCTAGCTTCCCGCAAGTTTTTGCCATCCATCATCAACTTGCCTTACATAATCCATATCTCTACGGGCTGCGTTCCAATACCGCTCGTCTTGCATTAGAGCGCGTAGGCTTTCTGGAGTGATCTGTGAAGGAGCTGTTGTTTCCCCATTAACAGAAACTGTCTTCAACTCGCTCATAATAAACTCAAGTGCCATGAGTCCATCGGCAGTTTCAGTCAGTCTCTCTATAGAGTCCATGTGTTCCTTTGGGAAAAACTGTTGTGAGAATAATGACGCAGCTTCTATACGAGCATTGGCATTGTCTCCTAACTTCTTCATTTCAGTTTCTATATCAGGCACATCAGCCGACATAGCTGAGACTACCATTTCAATGCCTTTGGCAAACTCTTCTTGACCAAAGCCATTCTCAAACGAAGTCTCTGCCCACCACTTTAGAACATCGCTATTAATAGCTACTTCCTCGTCTATCGAGTCTGGTAGCTGATAGTCCCCAGATGATTCTGGTCTATCTTTATATGCTTCCGCATTGATCTCTTCGATAAACTTATCTCGGAAGTCCTGTTCTTTGGTGCCAAGTTTAGATTCTAATTCACCGTATGCCTTTGCTAAGTCCTCACCCGAATTGTATTTCTCGGGCAACCAATCTGGGCGCTCTGGTTGTGCATCCTCAGCTATTGCAAAGTCACGCTCCTCAGCGGGGGGAGCCTCCGATTGTACTTCTTCACTCATTTGATTTTATGCCCTCTCTGAACATGGCGCTCTATAAGACCAACAATATGTCGTTGACCCTCAAGATGGCGCAGTGTTGCATCACTAATTTCAGGACCGCCAACCATTTCAATGGTAATACTTCGTAAATACTTTAAGACGGCCTGCCCCGTTGGATCTGAAAACAAAGCAGATATATTTATGCTTACCCTGTCTTCTTCTTCTTTGGTTCGATGAACTCCATCTAACCCAATATAACTATTCTGCGGCAATCTGTGGACCTGCGTTTTGTTCCTGTTGTTGCAACTGCTGCATTTGCTGCATCATTGCAATTACCTGTTTACGCTCCTCTGCGTCACGAATCAAGGTCTCTGGTACACCAAATTTTTTGGCAAGGAATACAGCAGTTTCTTCTGAGTCTATTAACAGATTGGTTGTTTCTGGCCCAAAGAATCCATTTACAAGCTCCAAGAATCGAGACACTGAAGTAATGTCTTGGTTCGATTGCGCCTGTGCAAGTGGAGAGATTGACCTTACTTTTACTTCACGACCATTCACTGTTGGGATTTCAAGTCGCCCTTGCTTCTTAAGGATATGAATGACGCGCTGCAATACTGGCTGAACCAACTCGGCTTGTAACCGACCAAAGGCAGAACCAATCCTTCTCGAAAGATCTGACATTCTCTCAGCTACTTCAGTGGCAGAAGCTGGTGTCCTGTCTGGATTGCCAAGCATATCATTATATAAAGCACGTTTAATATTAAGCCTCATGTCACTGAGAACAATGTCGGCAACATCAAAGCGACCCGCGGCCTGAACTGGCTGAAGGCCAACCGACTGTGGAGACTTAGGAATAATAGTACCCGGTACTAAGTTAATAGTATCTGGGTTAATAATGCCATCATCATCCATTTGATAAATGCCAGAGATAGCCATCTGTGCGTTTTCAAGGATCAACTGAATTGTTAAGTTGGTAGTCTTAATTGCAGACAAGGCATTGACTAAAGGGCCGCGACCATAAACTTCACCAGCACACTTAGACCAGCGAAAGCAAACATAAGGGTTAGACCCTACGCCATTAAACTCTTCCATCATAATGAAGCTCTTAGTTGTCATATCAACAACGTAATAAAGATAAGCCTCTTGGTTCTTCTTTGTGTAATCCTTGCACACGATCTCAAGCAATGTGCATTTGCCCTCTGGGTCTCGAGTCATACGTTGCTGTATTTGAGGATCAAAGGTTCCCTTGGGGTATATGTGCTTTAGATCTGAGTTTCGTATTCCTTTACGCTCACGGAATACATGATCTATCTTATCATCCGCGCCAGTGTCCAAGACTACATGAGGTAACGGTATGGCTGAAAATACTACAGGGTTTAGAGCATCGCCCTCTTCGACACAAAGAATACCAGTGCCAACCGCCAAGTCCATAAAGGATTCGTGAACCTCTTGTCCAAAGTTAGAGTTCTGAAGTATCTCGAACACATACTCAGTGACTTCATCGAGATCATTGTCTACCATGTCACGTTCTTCGGGTGGTATCTCAGAGCCAGCAGCTAGGTCAGCCCAGCGTGCAAAGTTAGGAACAAGGCCCGATTGTAATCGAGAAGCAAACTCTTGAACGCCAACAACCGCTGTCTCATCAAAGATTTTATCATCTCTGCGTTGACCGGGGGTTTCAAAATAGAATGACTCACGTTGAGGTAGCGCATATTCATAGCACTCCTCAAACAGATCAACAAAGTTCTGACGATGGGCTTTGGCCTTCTCATATCTTTCTAGATACTTTTTGGGATCATTCATGATTTAAACCTACTATAATATCCGATCCCACCGCGAGAACCTGTCATTAAAGATCTGCGACCACGACCACCACGGCGACCTTGCGGCCCAATCTTTTGTCTGCTTTCAAGTTTTGTTCTCAATCTACTGGCCTTACTAATCGCTCTAGCTTCGCGTTGTCTCCTAAGCTCGGCTTGAGCCAGTCTTTCTTGATCGCTAATTGCCTCTTCTGGATCGCGTGTGTATATTGAAGCGGCGGTCACGGAGGTTGTTCCAGCTGCACCTAATCCAGTGCCTATATCTTTTTCGCGCTCAGTTGTTGTGGTGCCAGTAGTACCTGTTGTTGTGTCAGTGCCAGTGGTTGTTGTCGTAGTGTCAGTAGTTGCAGTAGAAGTTGTTTTTGCCTTCTTTCTCCAGTTGGCATCATCATCATCAGTAGCGTGGCCTACCTTTGGGGCCATTCTTTCTCTGGTTACGGCAGTGCGCTCTTGATAATCCTTAACAGCGGCACCACTATACCCTGCCTTTTCAAGAGCAACTGCTTCAGCCTCACCAGTTTTTCCAAAGCCAGCTAGGCCCATTGCCAAATCAGTCTTAAGATTCTTAACAACAACAGGTGCTTTGCTTGACTTACTGCTGCTTTCTTTTGAAGCTGTAGTCTCTTTTACACACATAACAAAATCCTCTTTGTCCATTCCAAAGCACAGAATGAATATTTTTTCAACGCACAAAAGACCATACGCTAGGTTTCCTCTTAGCTTTACCCCTATCAAAGAGATTAAACGATGCCTTCCCATTGGAAACTTGGGCAGGCTTTTGGTTGTTCATAAGGGCCCTACCCTCGCCAGCGCCTAACAGCATGTACTGTAGTGCATCATGGATGTGCGAATACATGTTCTTGTCAGGCTTATCGGCATATCTTTCTCCGCTGACTTCCATACGCTTGTACTGATAGCCACCCTCGAACCCTTTGATAAGTTGCTGACATCTTCTATCTATTAAGAAGGCTGGCTTCCCATCCACCATTTTGTTCAGCTGGGAGGAAACTGACTCAAGGCGAAGGTCAACAGAGTTGGAAGGCGCGGGGAACGCCCTCAAGCCAGCCCCACGCAGAATGTGAAAGGGAGTTGATTCATCAGTCTGCGCTCTAAAGTCACCAGCGGGATCGCCATAGATATATACGTCTGAAGCCTCTGAGAAACGTGTGGCAATTTCCTCACGCAATACTTCTGCAAACCGAACTATGCCCATGTCAAATGCAACAATTTCGGCTTGCACCAACCACCTGCCTCGAACCTTCTGCCCTATTGTTGCTGCTGGAGTAAGCCCAAAGTCTAGCCCAACATAGAGCGGAGCCCCAGATGCTACTGGTATTTCTTCTTTTGCCACATGAACGTCTTGAGCAAACATCTGATAGATGGGCTTTCCGTCTTGGATGGTGCCAAGTTTGTTCATTACATATACATCAATCCAGCTTTTGTCTTACCCTGCACAAGATTTGGGTAATACCCCTTAAGCATATGGCTTCTATTCTCTGCGGATTCGTTAGGCTTGTACCCCTGTATCTCACCTGCATCATCTTTCTGCTCGATCATTGCAGCGGGTTGAGTAAAGAACTGCCAGTTGTCAGGCTTCACTAGCATCTTAGCTTGTTCGCGCGGAATGTGATCTGGCACTGGAACCTCACCAGACATGATGGGCCACCAATGATCTTCTTCTGGCGCGTTAGTATCTGCAATAACACCTGTCCAACTAGGCCCACCGTCACGCATAGAAGGGTAACGACCAACCCGCATGGTACACGCATCAATAATACTCTTGGGTATCTCCCTTGCTTCATTGATCCAGATACCAGTTAACTCAAGGGATAAAAGTTTCTTAACATCTTCGGGACGATCAAGGGCAAGGAAGATTACTTCAAGCTGGACTTCTCCTCGCTTGATGTTGTGGGTGTATGGGACTGACCATGTGAATTTTCCCCATTCAGACTCAGGAAACCAGTCAAGCCATGTTTTAATAGTTGTAGTTCGTAGCTGTGGGTTTGTATTCCGAATGATGGCCCATCTGGATTTTCGTAATCCGTCTGGTCCTTTCTCTTGTTGAAGCGCCCTACGAAAAACCTCGACACAACATCCAACACTCTTGCCACTCCCTACTGGCCCCCTAATCCCACGAAAGAAGGTGCTGTCCTTCATAAAGGATTTTAACACCTCACCGTCTGGCCTGTATTTAAAATCAACCACTAGCGAAGACCTTTATCTACACCAAACCTAATCATTCGCTCTATAACCTCTGGGCCAATACTTTCAATCAACTGATCGCACATCGCATCAGTGACAAAGGACTTTCCCTGCTTTTGCTCAACGTAAGCAAACTCTGTTTTCCTCACGATGTTGCGTAGAAGAGTAAGTTCCTGGGACTTAAGCGTACTAACAAAGCTCATTGCGAACCCTTTGAATTCATGCGACTTAATCTTTGAGACTCTGAATCGAGTCTATCCGCAACGCTATTCAGTTTCTTTTCAATCTTTTTGTAGTGAGGGTTGGCTTGGTTTAGGCTATCGCCAAGGTCAGCCATCTTATTTGTGTACCAGCGCAGGGACTTGTCCAGCAGGGAGGCACCTTTCTTGTCTTCCATACGCTCAATGCCACTTTCCATGCTGGTAAGCTGTCGCTCGAGCGCCTTGTATTGCCTTAGCAGGGACTTGTGCAGATCACTCATTTCTTCTTTGCCTTACGCTTTGGCTTAGAATAAGCCTCGTTTACGTCTGGCGTGGAAGGATCATCTGCCTTCATCTGCCCCTTAGAACTTCGGGATCGAGTGGGCTCTGGCCCTTCCACTAAGCGGCGAGAGTCTGGAGTTCTCGTCTTTCCGCTGTAAGTTGTTCCAGCAAGTTCATGCGTTTCGCCAGTGTAGAGTTCACTTGTAGGTAAATACCAAGCCATACTATGTCCTATACTTTCTTACTTTCTTGGCAATTGCTTTGGGCTGAGAAACAAACTGCTTGCCCTTCGCCTTGCCATCCCGCTTTCGTTTGGTTGTAGCCGCGTACTCACTATCGCTAAGTGCTTCAATAGCTTTGCTAGGAAGATAACGCTCACCAGTTTCACTGGACTTCTTGCCAGACTTGGTGCGCCACTTCTGCTTGCCCCAATTCAATAATGACTTCTGCGGGGACTTCATTTGTATCCCCCACCTCTAGCCTTGTAAGTCTTAGCAAGTAACTGAGCCTTGCGCGCCGACCACTGACCCGCCGCAGTCCCATGTGTTGCGCGATTCTTTATTGCATTGAATAGAGACTTGCGCATCTTGGGCTTGGTGTAATTGCCAGCAGCATTGACAGCCATTACTTCTTATCCTTCTTGGCCTTTAAGATCTTACGCTTTAACGCAGCAGGCAACTTCTTCTGCCCAGCGTTTAACATTGATTGCGCCTTCTTGGGGCGACCAACCTTTGAACCATACGTTCCTTTACCCATTGGCATTACTTATCTCCTCCTAATGCACCAAATACAATCATACCACCTTCAACGACCTTGGCACCTTTGTATTGTTCAGCTTCCTTAATTAAGGACTGCAAGCGCTTCCGCTTTGCGACTAATGACACCTTAGACTCTTTACCCTGTAAAGCACGAACACCACGGCGCAATGCCGTCACAACATTCTTAAATGGCTCGCCGCTGCTTCGATCTCCTATCTTAGCATGTTCATAGTCAGGTATAGTTGATAGCTCCCTATTAACCTTCTTTAACAAAGAAGTGGCGCGACTAGCCGATCCCTTAGGCATTATGCTGTATCC